AAGAAGATACCCATTCAATTTTAATTTGGATAGAAAGAGAGAAGACTGTTGTCTTATGGAAAGAGTTTCGTGAGACGATGCCTGTTTCTATTGAGTACAACATAAACTTTTAATTATGATTAAAGAAAGAACTGAGAGAGATAAATTAGAAACGGGGATTAAGGTCCTTAAACTCACACAAGCGGAGACTAAAGATTTTAATATACGGTTAGCTATACAAGACGAAATCCATGCTTTACAGATGAAGCTAGACGGAGTTACCCCTACAGGTCACTCTCCTATTGAATGTATTGGCTGTGGTTCATAATGAAATCACCTTTTAATTTTATCGTCCAACCTTCTTTAGGTAGGCGTTACTCCAATACGAAAAAAATTGGAGGGATAGACCTTATTATAAGCAGTTCAGAAGAAGATGCTTCCGCATCCAATCGTGAGGCTATAGTAAAAGAATTGCCTATAGGGTATAGTGGTCCTATTAAAATAGGAGACACTTTGCTTGTACACCACAATGTCTTTAAGTTCTATAACGATATAAAGGGTAAAAGAAAAAGCGGGAAGAGTTTTTTCCGTGACGACCTCTTCTTTGTGGATGCAGACCAATTTTTCTTATATAAGCAAGATGGCTCATGGCATTCGCATGATAGGTTTTGTTTCGTTAAACCAATTCCTATAGAGAAATCTTTGTTATCTAAACCCGGCACTGAAGAACCTCTTATGGGGGAGATGGTATACGCCAATAAATACCTCCTTAGTCAAGGAGTCAAAAAAGGAACTAAGATATCTTTCACCCCTGATTCGGAATATGCATTTAATATTGATGGAGAGAAGTTGTATAGGATATATGACCATCAGATAACTATGGCAAATGGAATCTAATGAACTTAAGATAAAGATAATTGCAGCAGGGAAACGTGCTGTAGAACAGTTGATAAAGGTTGCTTTAGAGGATATTATAAAGCCTGACCCGGAGGATGAATTAGCGGCAGATAGATTGAAAAACGCAGCTGCAACAAAGAAACTTTGTATATTTGACGCATTCGATATCTTAGCTAAGATAGAAGTGGAGCAAGAAAACATTAACTTAGCGAGTAGTAGCGGAAGTCGCACCGATAGTAAACAGGGATTTGCAGAACAAAGAGCTAAAAAATAAGCTATATACGACGGTACATAAATTAGTTCCGACTAATGTTATGTCCAATAAGAACCGTGCAAAAACATGGAAGTATGGATATAACTCTAAGTATGACATTATAATTATCTCCACAACAGGTCAGCTTGGAAAAATAATACATGTATCAGGAATAAATATTGGACTTCCTCTCGCACCTAAAGAGATATCTTCAGAAAGTAAAAAAGAGCTACAGTATTGGAAGCGTATTGAGTTACCTAAACCTCTCTCTAGAATAGCTTCTATATTCCAATGGAATGATATGCCATCTGCATTTAAAGATAGGTGGATAGATTATATCGAAGCAGAGTTTGACCAAAGAGAGCATGGGCATTGGTTTATGAATAACGGTATACCCACTTATATGACGGGTGCTCACTATATGTATCTACAGTGGGCTACTATAGATGTAGGGTTTCCTGACTTTCGTGAAGCTAATAGAATATTCTTTATATATTGGGAAGCTTGTAAAGCTGACACCCGATGTTTTGGGATGTCGTACTTAAAAATCAGGCGTTCAGGATTTTCTTTTATGGGGTCTTCAGAGTGTGTAAATACCGGAACTTTAGCCAACGATGCTAGGGTAGGTATACTTTCTAAAACAGGTTCTGATGCCAAGAAGATGTTTACTGATAAAGTTGTTCCTATAGCCAATAGGTTACCATTTTTCTTTAAACCTATACAAGATGGTATGGACAAGCCTAAGACTGAACTAGCGTTTAGGATACCTGCCTCTAAGATTACAAAAAAGAATATGCATCTACTATCTATTGATGAGTTAGATGGATTGGATACCACTATTGATTGGAAGAATACAGATGATAACTCCTATGATGGAGAAAAACTATTGCTCCTTGTACATGACGAGAGCGGTAAATGGATAAAGCCAAATAATATCTTAAACAATTGGCGTGTTACAAAAACATGTTTACGTTTGGGTAGCCGAATTATAGGAAAGTGTTTGATGGGTTCTACTTCTAATGCTTTAAGTAAAGGAGGAGATAACTTCAAGAAGTTATATGAAGACTCAAATGCAAAAAACCGTAATGGAAACGGTCAGACTAAAAGCGGGCTATACTCTTTATTTATTCCTATGGAATATAATATGGAGGGGTTTATTGACCGATTTGGAGAGCCTGTAGTAGATAAGCCTATCAAACCTGTTAATGGTATAGACGATATAATGATTGAGTCGGGAGCGTTAACATATTGGGAGGCTGAGGTAGAGTCTTTAAAGAATGACCCTGACGCTTTAAATGAATTTTATAGACAGTTCCCTCGTACAGAGTCGCATGCTTTCAGGGATGAGAGTAAGTCTTCTTTATTTAACCTTACTAAAATCTATCAGCAGTTAGATTATGCTGAGACTTTAATTCGAGAGCAGTACGTTACTCAGGGGTCTTTTGGATGGAAAGATGGAAAGATAGATTCTAAAGTAGTTTTCTACCCTGACATCCGTGGGAGGTTTAAAGTAGGATGGACTCCTAACCCTACATTACAAAATAGAGTAGAGTCAAGGGGAGGGGTTAAATTCCCCGGCAATGAACATATTGGGTCTTTTGGATGTGACTCTTATGATATCTCAGGAGTTGTGGGAGGGGGAGGTTCTAATGGAGCTCTTCACGGAATGACAAAGTTTCATATGGATGAAGCTCCTACTAATGAGTTTTTTTTAGAGTATGTAGCGAGACCTCAGACGGCTGAAATATTTTTCGAAGAGGTTCTCATGGCCTGTGTATTTTATGGCATGCCTATCCTTATAGAGAATAACAAACCTAGACTTCTTTATCACTTTAAAAACCGAGGGTACAGAGGGTTTTGTATGAACCGTCCTGATAAGCATTTTAATAAACTCTCCAAAACTGAGCGAGAGTTAGGAGGGATGCCCAACTCTTCGGAGGATATAAAACAAGCTCATGCCTCAGCTATAGAGTCATATATAGAGAAGCATATAGGATTAGATTTAGAAGGTACGTTTAGAGATTCTGATGACATGGGTACTATGCCTTTTGTAAGAACACTTGAGGATTGGGCCAAGTTTGATATAAGTAATAGAACGGCATATGACGCTACTATTAGTTCAGGACTAGCTATTATGGCAAATCAAAAACATCTATACACTCCTGTACAAAAGACGAAAAAATTAAGCCTTACCTTCGCTCAGTATAAAAATCATGGAACAACAAGTGAGATAATTAGATGAAAAATGTCAAAGTAAACATATCATCTGCAGGTTTTCCTAGCCAATTTGTGTCTGACGCAGAGAAAGCAACAGTGGAATTTGGACTACAGATTGGTCAAGCTATTCAATATGAGTGGTTTAAGAAAACGAGTAATCAATGTAGATTTTATACTCAAGCACGTGATTTTAATAGGTTGCGTCTGTATGCTCGTGGAGAACAGTCTATTGCAAAATACAAAAACGAGCTTGCCGTTGATGGAGATTTATCTTATCTAAATTTAGATTGGACCCCTGTACCTATTCTTCCTAAGTTTGTGGATATCGTTGTTAATGGTATGTCTGAACGCTTATTTAAAGTTAAAGCATATGCTCAAGATGCGTTGTCTCAATCTAAAAGAAGTAAGTATCAGAATATGATTGAAGGTCAGATGGCCGCTAAACCTATACTTGAAACTATTCAACAAAAAACAGGGGTAGATACTTTTGTGATGCCTCCTGAAGAGTTGCCTACTTCCGATGAAGAACTACAGTTATATATGCAGCTTAATTATAAGCCTGCTATTGAAATTGCAGAGGAGGAAGCTATAAACACTATTTTTGATTCAAATCACTATGACGACATTAGGAGACGATTAGACTATGACTTAACAGTCTTAGGTATATCGGTATCCAAGCACGAATTTTTACCCGGCACAGGAGTTAAGTTAAGTTATGTAGACCCTGCAAATGTGGTCTATAGTTATACAGAAGACCCACAGTTTAAAGACTGTTTCTATTGGGGAGAGATTAAAAATGTTCCTATTACAGAACTCCTTAAGATAGACCCTTCTCTTACTAAAGAAGATTTAGAAGAGATTTCTAAAAGTGGGCAAAGTTGGTATGACTACTACAATGTAGCTCAGTATTATGACAACGATATATTCTATCGTGATACCACGACTTTGATGTACTTTAATTATAAGACAACTAAAAAAATTGTCTATAAGAAGAAGATATTAGAAGGAGGTGCATCTCGTATGATTGAAAAAGATGACCAATTTAATCCTCCCCAAGACATGATGGATGAAGGGAATTTTGAAAAGATTGAGAAGACTATAGATATATGGTATGATGGGGTAATGGTTATGGGGACAAATATTATTCTTAAGTGGGAAGCAGCAGAAAATATGGTTCGCCCTAAATCAGCTTCGCAGTATGCTATCCCTAACTATGTGGCTTCGGCTCCTCGTATGTATAAGGGAGTTATAGAGTCTTTAACTCGCAGGATGATACCTTTTGCTGATTTAATTCAGATAACACACTTAAAACTACAGCAAGTAATTTCTAGAGTAGTTCCTGACGGAGTATATATAGATGCTGACGGACTAAACGAAGTGGATTTAGGAACGGGTAATGCCTATAACCCTGAGGATGCTTTAAGGCTATACTTTCAAACAGGTTCTGTTATTGGAAGAAGCTATACTCAAGAAGGAGATTACAACCAAGCTAAGGTTCCTATTACACAGCTTACGGCTAGTTCAGGAGCAAGCAAAGCACAGATGCTTATCCAAAACATGAATCACTATCTTCAGATGATTCGTGATGTTACGGGACTTAATGAAGCTCGTGATGGCTCTACCCCTGACCCGTACTCTTTGGTTGGAGTGCAGAAATTAGCTGCTTTAAATTCTAATACTGCTACACGACATATCTTAGATGCAAGTCTATATATGTATAGGACTTTAGCTGAAAGCTTAACGTATAGGGTGTCAGATATCTTACAGTATGCTGACTTTAAAGAGGAGTTTGCCAATCAGATTGGAAAATATAATGTTAGTATCCTTCAGGATATTAATGACTTGTATATATATGACTTTGGAATCTTTATTGAAATAGCTCCTGACGAAGAGCAGAAAGCACAACTTGAAGCCAATATCAATATGGCACTTTCTAAAGGAGATATCAACCTTGAAGATGCTATTGATATCCGTGAGATACGAAATCTTAAGTTAGCTAACCAACTTCTTAAAATGAAGCGTATAGCTAAACAAGACCGTGAAGAGCAGATGCAGATGCAACAGCAAGCTATGCAATCTCAGCAAGCTCTTAAGTCTCAAGAGATGGCACAGCAGATGGCTATGCAGCAGAGTCAAATGGAGATTCAAGGTAAGATGCAGCTTAAACAGGCTGAGGTAGCTTTTGATATTGAGAAGATGAATAACGAGGCTCAACTCAAGCAACAGCTTATGGATGTTGAGTTTCAGTATCAGATGCAAGTGAAAGGTATGGTTGAAAATAATATCCAAACTAGAGACACTCAAAAAGAAGCAGCAAAGTCTGATAGGATTAGTCAACAAAATACTCAACAGTCTAAGCTTATCAATCAAAGGAAAAATAATTTACCTGCACAGAGTTTTGAATCTAATGAAGATAGCTTAGATGGTTTTGACCTTGCTCAGTTTAATCCAAGGTAAGTATAAATCTAGAATATTTTTAGTGTAACTTTGAGAAAAATCTAATCATATGGAAATGAAAGTACGTCTTGTAGAAGAAGGTGAGCAAAAGTCTGCTGCCGAAATTGAATCTTCATTGCTTGAAAAGCATGAGGAAAGTTTAAATGGTACTCCTGAAGAGGTGGTTTCTGAAGAGGTTGCAGAACCTGTAATAGAGAAACCACAGATGGAAGAAAGCGAACTTCTATCTATTATTAGTGATAGACTAGGAAGAGATATAAACTCTCTAGACGATTTAAAAGAGGCGAGAGAAGAGTCCGGAGAAATGGACGAAGAGGTGTCAGCGTTCTTTAAGTATAAAAAAGAAACGGGCCGTGGTGTAAAAGACTTTGTTCAATTAAACAAAGACTATGACACTATGAATCCCGAAAATCTTATCAAGGAATATCTAACGGCAACGGAAGATGGACTTGATGATGATGATATAAATGCTATGATGGAGGATTATAGTTTTGATGAAGACCTCGATGACGAAGTTGACATTAGAAAAATCCGACTAGCAAAAAAGAAAACTATTGCAAAAGCGAAGAGATACTTCGAAGATGCTAAAGAAAAATACAGCGTTCCCCTTGAGTCTATTGGGTCGCCTTCTTTAGATAACTCAGAAGAGTATGCCGAGTATAAGCAATATACCGCTAACGCGAAGACTGCTCAGGAAGAGCAAACACGTAGACAAACTTGGTTCGATGAAAAGACAAACGAAGTTTTCGGTGATGAGTTCAAAGGTTTTGAGTTCAACTTAAATGACCGTCCCTATGTTTTTGCTCCCGGAGATAGGACTGAATTGAAGAAGCAACAGGGTTCACTTATGAATTGGGTAAACCAATACGTAGATGATAAAGGCTTAGTCAAGGATGCCGTGGGTTACCACAGGTCTTTAGCAATGGCAATGAATCCCGATAAATTTGCCAAGTTCTTTTATGAGCAAGGGCAATCAGAAGCTGTTGATGGAGTTATGCGTAAGACAAAAAATATCAATATGTCTGAACGTGGTACTCCACAAAACTCAGCTTCTAAGGGAGGCATGCAAGTTCGTTCTGTAAATCCTGATTCCGGACGAGGCCTAAAAATAAGAAGTGCACGACGTACTACTTAATTAATTATTAAAATAAACTATTATGAGCGTAAAAGCCGCCCCAACATTTGCGTTGCAACCGAGTGCCCAACAGGTACCAACCGCAACGAATTATATTACCGACTTCAACTTCTTGAATCAGTATCTTCCTGATACATATGAGAAAGAATTTGAGCGTTACGGTAACCGAACACTCGCTTCTTTCCTACGTATGGTAGGAGCTGAGATGCCTTCTAACTCTGACCGCATCGAGTGGGCAGAACAAGGACGTTTACATATCAAATATGTTGACTGTACTACAGCTCAAAATGCAGCTGCTCAATCGGAAAACACATTTACTATTAACGATACTCAGGTACCTGCTTTAGGTGTTGCACCTGCAACAGTTACTCAGCAAGCTATTCGTAAAGGTCAGACTGTTTTTATTCAGTCTAATGATGCCGCTTCTGCCCCTGATTCTATTAAGGGTATTGTAACAGCTTCAGGTATTGCCGATGGGTTAAATGCAAACCAAATAAAAGTTGCTTATTATTCAGCAGCAGGTTTAATTAACGCTGCAGCAGCTACAAAGTTCACTATCTTTATCTACGGTTCTGAATTTAGAAAAGGAACAGATGGAATGGAAGGTTCTTTAGAAGCTGACGACATCTTCTTCAATAACTCACCTATTATCATTAAAGACAAGTATGCAGTATCAGGTTCTGATATGGCACAGATTGGATGGGTTGAAGTAAGTACAGAGAATGGAGCTGACGGATATCTATGGTATCTAAAATCTGAGCATGAGACTCGTCTTCGTTTCGACGATTACTTGGAGACTGCGATGATTGAAGCCGTTCCTGCAGAAGATGGTTCAGGTGTAGCTACGGCAGGTACTAATGCCTCTATGGGTAACAAAGGTTCTGACGGTGTATTCTACGTGGTAAATGACCGTGGAAACGTTTGGACAGGAGGCCCTCCGGTAGATTTAGCAGGATGGGATTCTATCATAAGCAGACTTGACAAGCAAGGAGCTATTGAAGAGAACGTTGTCTTTGTTAACCGTAACTTCGGATTCCAAATTGACGATATGTTAGCTGCACAAAACTCTTACGGA